GATCTTACTATTTTAGTTAGAATTTATTTTGCTAAATTTATATCTTTTCTTCAATCTAACTGTGTGTTTGGTGAGATAAGCGTCGGTTTGAACGTCCATGATCGATCATGGGGTCAGGTATATCAACAGCTCACCTCTATGTCTTCGAATATTGTCGTGGGTGATTATAAATCATATGATAAAGCTTTGCCTTACCAGTTGATTGAAATGGTGTACAGTATTATTTCCGAGTTTTACAATGATAGTTGTAATTTGGAGAGATATGTATTGTTTTTGTCAGTATTTTGTAGAAATCATTTGGTGGGGCGAACTGTGTATAAACCGTGTAATGGTAATCCTTCTGGTAATCCTCTTACCACAATAATAAATTCTATGGTCAACGCTCTTTTAATGCGTATCGCTTATTACACAATTTATAAATCTCCAACAGTGAAATTTTCCGACGTGTGTTGTTTGAAAGTTTATGGTGATGATGCTATAATGAGTGTGTCACCTGATTGTAAGGAATATAACTTTCTGTCAATAAAGCAATGTTTCTCAGACATGGGTATAGAATTCACACACGGATCTAAAGAGCATAGCGCTAATGAATATGAAAATATCAAAGAAGCTAGATATTTAAAACGCTCATTTAACGTGATTGGGTCTCGCATCTTTGCTCCCCTTGAGGAGAAAATGATTGTTGAAACCGTGAGTTGGGTTCGGAAAGGACACGACACTGTGTTTGCTACCCAACAAAATTGTGAAGCAGCACTGCGTGAAATGTTTCATTTAGGACCTGATGTGTATTATAATTTTAGGCAAACTTTGCTTAAATGTGCTAGGCAGGCTAGCTTGAATGTGTTTTCATATTCATATGATGATTTATTGGAAAAATGGGATGAGGAATCCGCTTTCTTCCAGAAACCAACGTAGTTGGTCCTGTAGTAAATTATATCGAGCGCAATTTGCTAACCACCGTGTGATGGCGGGTTCGAGATTTGCTTGGCAAAATCACTAACCTTAGGCAACTTGGTAAGTTCGCCTATTGTATTTCTATTACCAGCAATACAACACAAAACAATGATAAAATTGAGGAGGAAGCCAATTCTGCTGCTAGAGCGGTTGGTAATTTAGAAATAGATAAAAGTGGGTATGGAACTACCACTGAAATTGCTCATTTTGACGATACAGTTGAGCCACATAGCGTGGTTGACAAAACGCATGTTACGATGCCAGACGTTTATCTCGAAGAGACATTGAAAGGATGGCTTTCACGTGTCTATCCTTTGGAAAATATAACGTGGTCAACGTCAGATAACATTGGCACTCAATTAGCTTGGTATGAGTTTCCAGCTAGCTTATTTAACCTGAATTCTTTGTACGAGAAGGTGAGGAATATTCATTATTTTCGAGCTAATGTCAGGGTTACTATTCGTATGAATGGTACTCGAATGCATTATGGGAAATTGCTGATTACATCCTCGCCTTATCCATCTTATGACTTAGCTCATTATGCACTAACTAACAATATTTACAGTGCAACAGGATATCCATTTACCATTGTATCTCCTACTGAAAATGAACCAGTGGAGATATTAGTTCCGTTTATATCGCCCTTGATGTATTCAACTGTGAATCCTGCCCATTATGACATACCTTCTTACCAACTTTATAATTGGGGAGGAGTGGGTATATATGTATTAAACCCTCTTAATAGTGTTGGTGGACCCACCAACGTGACTTTCACAGTATTTGCAGCATTTGAGGATATTTCTTTTGCAGGATATACTTCCTCGTCCCTGCCGAGGCCTGCTAAACCGACAGCTCCAGCTTTTCGGATGGCTAGTAGACCAGTGACTTCGATGAAAAGATACGAAGCTCAAGCCAAAACAGTGGAAGCGACAGAAGCAGCTGCAAAAGCTCGAGCGGGAATAGTAACAAGGACTTTGGAAAAAGTCACTGCTATGTCTGGGGCATTATCTCTTATTCCTGAAATATCACCTATTGCTGCAACTGTCGAGGGAGTTGCCTCCGCATTAACTCCTGTCGCTAAATATTTTGGCTGGTGTAAGCCCGATAATGTTGCCATTCAACAACCTGTTGGGATTAAATACGCAGATTTTGCTCATTCCGCAGGTATAGATAACTCTGTAAAGTTAGCTTTGTATCCTGACAATTCTGTTCAATCTGCAATGAACATATTAGGGAATAGGCCAGAAATGGATTTCTCGTATATTCTTTCTCAACCAATGCTTATTGATATTTATTCATGGAGTGCAGGTGATGTAGGAACCGTTCTTAGTTTTCCTGTTACCCCATCGTATCATCATGACTCTGGAGATCTTAGGTTTCCCACATTCAACACCCATATTGCTGAAGCTTTTCATTATTGGCGTGGTGATATGCGGTATTACTTTTCCATATCTTGTTCAGCATTTCATTCAGGCCGTCTTCGTGTGGTCTGGACTCCTGAAGATCTCGATGCACCTTCTTCATTAGAGGATCAATCAAATGTGATCTCGAAGGTGGTTGATATTCAAACTGAAACTGAGTTTGGCATTGTTGTACCATATCTGTCAAGTCAACCATATCGATCCACCGCATATCGTGCATCTGCGCCAGGTGAAGGAGGTAAAAGCAACCAGTCATCAGGAGACAATGGTCGTATACATCTTATGGTTTTAAACAAACTCACCGCAACGGCAGATCCAGTCCCTGAGGTTTATATTAATGTTTTTGCTTCGTCAGTAAATATGAAATTTGGGTATCCTCGAAGAGTGGGATTTAAGTATGAAGCTCAAGGCTTAACTCGCGAAGAGATGGCCTCAGGGCCTTACCATCCCATTGTTCCTGCGAATTCCTATGAAGTTCAAGGATACTGTTTTGGTGAAGATATCACAAATATTAAGCAGTTAACTAATAGGCCAACTCCAACACGGACATATTTTGTTGATAAACCTGTGCCTGCAGGTCCTAAACAAGATGCAAAAGCCGCGGAGAATGCTGAAAATTACGTGGCTGTTGAATATACTGCTGATGGGCATATGAATCCTATATTTAGACGCGGGCCTGATCCCAC